GATGGGCCTCCTTGGCGCATCGCTGACCGCGTTAATCTCCATGCTAAATGGTATTGCTGGGGCGACGGAAAAGCAGGAAAAGCCCGAGTTTACGGTCATCAAGGAACTGATCGGCAAACTTGACAAGCTTGACCGCAAGGAAATGCCTATGCGAGTTGATGTAGAGAACGGCCATGTAACCGTCACTAAGGGCGACGATGTAGTAAGGGCAAGCAAATGATTCCTGCAGCATTGTTACCTATCGTCCAACCCCTATTGGCAAATGGCCTTAACCTGGTCGCAAACGCGGTCATGGCCAAAGGCAAAAAGGTTGTTGAGGAAAAGCTTGGGGTTGAACTTAAACCCGAAATGTCGTCGGAAGATTTGGCAAAGATCCAGATTGCTCAAATGGAGCATGAGGAGGAGCTGTTAAAACTGCGCCTCGAGGAAGATAAGCTGGATCTCGCAGAACTTGAAATGCGGCTAAAGGATACAAATTCAGCGCGGGATCGTGAGGTGGCTATTGCCACGTCAGACAGGGCACCTCTGATTAACAAAGTAGTTACTCCGGTCCTCGCGCTTTTTATTTTGCTGCTGACTTTTGTGCTGTTTGGTGTTGTCATGTTTGACAACACTCCGGTTGAGGCAACTCGCAAGGACATTCTGATATACGTCTTAGGCGTACTGTCGGCGATTGCTACTCAAATCGTGAGCTACTATTTCGGGAGCTCCCAGGGCAGCAAAGACAAATCAGACCAGCTTAAAAAGGCTCTGGAGGACGTATGAGCCTGGTAGATGACCAATCCGCATTTCTGCTCGACGTGTGCGCGCTTATCCAAAAAGCCACGGCGCTCGGGTTTACGGTGACGGGCGGCGAGTTATACCGCACCCCAGAACAGCAACAGATATATGTCAAAACGGGCCGGAGCAAGACGTTAAACAGCATTCACCTTAAACGCTGTGCGATTGATCTTAATTTCTTTAAGGACGGCAAATTGACGTACGACATTCCGACGTTAGCCCCGCTCGGTGAGTATTGGCAAAGCTTGCATCCTAAAAACCAATGGGGCGGCTTTTGGAAATCGTTTAAAGATGTGCCGCACTTTGAGCGCAAAGTTTAACGGCGAAGATCTGCAAGCTGCGTTTCAAGCGAAATAATCCGCTGCTCGAGCACACCGGCCTCGATAAACAATCCTCGAGCTCGAATCTCCGTCAGCGCCATTTGTACTTGGGGTTCAAGCCCCTGGCCATAACCCCATGGTGCGCGGCGCAATTCTTCGGCCCAAGCTCCTGGTGGCGAATCGTTATCAATCACCATATATCGGAGTGTCCGCGGGCACAGCGCCAGTTAGGCTTTGGCACTCGCCGCCATTCGTAATTCTTAAACTCTTGCCAGTTTTTAAGCCAACGTGTCAGCCATTCGAACATAGTGCCTCCGCGGAATAAACGTCGGTGGGCGATTTCCACCCTTTATCGACATTCGGCGTAATCCAGCTGCTGTCTTGCCACAACAGGCGGTTGTTGGGCATGGCGATAAGTTGACCCTTGCCGACCCCAGAAGGGCTGTCAAGCGCGATAACATGATGGTTTTTGTGTTGATCTGGGATCTCACTCCAACCGTCTTTAGCCCAATCGATCGTAAACAAGTAAGTGCCCTGGCGCACGGTTTTGCTGCGACTTAATGCGCTTACGCGATGACCTTTAAGGAATGCGAATTGATGTACCTGGGCGTAATACCCATAACAATCCCACCAAACACATTCGGTCAGCGGAAGCGGGTCACAAGGAGATACACAGAGCGCCGTGATTGGCACTCTTGCCCACTGAGCGCCATTCGCCAGCATGACCTGGAAGGCGGGAGCTCGGGCGGGTTCAGAGCGAAAGCCGAACACGGTTGCCTCTGTAAACTGCCCGTGCCCCGTTTCCTGGTTGAACAGATATTCGTTGCGGACATAGCAGCTAATGTAAGGCGTATCGCACAGAAAGTTCATATCAACCCCTCTTTGGCAAGTTGTGAGAGGGTGCGGACCATGCCCTCGAGGTGCGCCAAACGAACGTAATCGCGGTCGAGCTCGAGATGGGTGCGCCGATCGACCGCATCATGGCAAGCACTACATGCCCAGCTGCCAATCAAATCGTGACTCTTAAGGCCGGTGCCAGATACACCAGCCAGGCGAAAATGAGCCAGCACTACTGTTTCGCTATTGAAATTACAGATCCCTGGGAGTCGCACCATGCAGCCGCGACCTTTGGCTTCTTTGCGGAGTGTCATTCAAATAGCGTTATAAGGTTTTCGGGGACGAGATACCCAAAATTTGTCTTCTTGCCTAGGCGCTTCCCGTCGCCGCCCGTAAGCCATCCAATGAAGTTATACGTTGGCGCTGCGCCTCGAGATAGCACAAAAATTGCATCGTCCTTATCGTGCGGGTACACGATGAGGCCGCCCGCGGGCCAGCGGGTCCAACGGATCTCAACGTTTCCCCCGTCTTTCGCGCGAAGCCCGGTCACGCCGGTCCAATAATGTTTGTAAAGTTTGCACCAGGCGAGCTCGGCACATGCTCCTTCAATTTCGTTATCCCAGGTCGATTGCTCTTTTTGGATGCGATCGCCGCGCTTACCGGCAAGTTTTTCGTACCGCCGCAAAAGACCATGCGAGGCAGCCATGTGCACTTCATTCGGGGTCAAAGTGACCGTTTTCATAAATTGGCTCCGGCAAAGGCCCTATCCCCATATCCATACAGCGAGCCTCAATGGCATATAAAAATTCGCTGAATTCGGTTTTTGTCATGCGAGATGTGCGGCGCAGCGGGCGCAGTCGTTTGCGGCCAAGCCCCTCGAGCGTCTCCCATCCGTAAATTTCGCCCAAAAAAAACTCGTGCAAATCGTCGCGGGTCCACGATTTCAACGACTCACCGCCCGCTTCAAGCACCATTGGATAAACGACCCCGTAGAGATACCGCAGCTGTTGGTTTGTACGCGGTTTTTTCCATTCGAGAATTTCAACCGACCAGGTGCGCGTCGGGTCTAAAGGCTGCACCATACGAGCAACGGCGTTTGCCATTTGCTCGGTGGTGGTCCCTTTGGGGAAGATCCGCTTCATTCCCCTTCGCGCTCAAGTTGTAATACCCGTACAGCAGCGTTATTCCATTCCATGTTGAATTGAACGTGCTGCCAAGCGGGGAACCAGGGGCCTCCGCGGGTAAAGTGCACCGCAATCGGATCTGGTTCGTCGCTACTTGAGTACCAACCCTCAAGGTAATTAAACGTAATTGGCAACGACCCAATTCTCGAAGGATCGGGTATCCATTTAAACTGGTGCAGATACATGCCGCTTTGAATGTTTACAACGTCGGGCGTAAGGAGCTGCGACTCCTCGGCCTCGGTATTCCACAGAATAAAGCTTGACCAATTCTTTTTTGGATATACTGATTGAGCACATCCGTCCATCTTTGTCGTTTCTTTCGGGGTGTAATCGTGCTTAACAACAAGCACGGCTTTTGACGTATCGGTGTAATCCAAAAGCGAAGCAATGTCTTTGCGAAACAAAAAGTCGCAATCGACGAAAAGACACCACCCCTTGTGTCCCGCTAGATGCGGGACCAGGAACCGCGTAAAACTAAATTCTGTTGACGAAAGCGAATCCTTATCTCGCGTGTACATCCCCCGGCGGCGCAGATCGCTTTGCACCAGCGGGGTGATGTGTAGCGGGATGCTTGAATGGTCAAGCAACGACTGCCGCGCCACTTTATACGCAATTTCCTCGCGAGGGTCGTAACCGATAAAAATGCGGAACTTTTCCATAACTACCAATTTAGATCGTCATCAACAAACGGTGTTTCGTTTTCGGTGTTGCCGCGTACTGGAGCGCTCTCGGCTTTCGGCCGCGGCACAACAACAGACAAAGCCAAAAATGTTTTCCCTGCTTTTGACTTTTTGATTTTTCCAAACACCGTCCACTCTTTTCCTTCCACATCAAGCGAGCCGATGTAATCGGGGCTGTTATCACTGCGCTTATAAGTTGTTTTGAACAACACGCCGGTGTTTGTGTTATCCCACTTTTTTGGTTCATTCATAAAGACATCCTCTCCAGTTTTGCCAACTTTTCATCAAGCTCCGACAAGAATGCTCGGACCTCTGTTTCTATCGCCAAAATCAATTTGTCATCTCGCGGTACACGCACAATGAACAGCCTATACTTTTCGGGCAATCGCGGATCAAAGCTGCAAAAATCAGCCGCTTTCGCACCTGTAACCGCCATCTGAAACTGAATTTGATATAAATACTTCAGCGGAGGTTTGCCGTCGAAAATGTATTCCAGGTGAGTGCTGGTGGTTGGGCACTTAATTTCCACCAAAAGTTCGCCGTTTGCGATTACACCATCGGGACTCGCACCAGCGTTTGCAATCGTTGGGTGATCTATAAAACCGCATTCCTCGACAAACTCTCCCGTCTTTGCGGAATACGCTGCTCTGGCAAACGGTTCTTGTTCTGTACCCCATTCCATTGCGGCATTAACAAATCCGCTCTCTGGGGGTTTCCCGGTTAATCGCTCAGTCAAAAGCTGCGCCAGGTAATTAGACCTTGAGGCGCTCGGGCCCGTTTTTGTCTTGGCCATCACGTCAGCGATACGAGAAGCTGTCACTTTCCCGCAGCGGGCTGCATACCAGGTATCGACACGTTGAAGCTGCTCGCTCATGCAAGCTCCTTCTTTCGATTCGCAAACAACTCCATTGTGAGGAGGCGAGTCTCCGGAGGTAACGAACCAAAGATCTTTTTTAGTTCGCCGATTGACGTAGCGGCGTTAACGCGATCGATAATCGCCTGGTCTATCGGCCGCGCCGGAGGAGATTCCTCAGTCGGGCTGTCATGCCCCTGGTACAAGTACAAACCTAATCCGTGACACGCAATCGCTTTTGCCAGGCAGCGCATGATCGCGGTATTGGTTTGAAACGAATCTGGGTTTTTGATTGCCTGGTTACGGTGGTTCATTACCGGCAAAACGCACGTCTTCACGTCACCTTTGATTTCGACGCTAACCTTCACGATTGCCGAATCATCGCGAAGATACATAAGCGGTAACCCATTGTATTCATGCACTACCCACCGAGCCGTAGGGTCGATCTTGAGCACCTCTGCCCAGGCTCCCGCCCAGGAAAGATAGGTCAACCCGTTTTTCTTTTCGGTGTATTCGTTGACATTGATTTTTAAGAATTCTGACATTCGCGCATTCTCCGTATAAGTTCTTTGAGCTCGACACGAAGCTCTTGATGCCGGTCAATGTCTGCCTGGGTCCAGCCCAACAGCACTGGTTCCTCAAAATATCGACGTTTTAATGTTTCTTCTTGTTGCTCCCAGCCTGGCTCAACGGACATTGACCACCTCCGCGCAGCTGTGGCCATCGCATGGCTCAACAATCGCTGCCAATACATAGATCGCTATGATCGCGAGGATCAATCCCCAGGGGGTTGGTTTACGTTCCATTAGAAATCCTCCCGTGCGGCGAGCTGGGCCTCGAGGAAAGCTTCCGCTAAGTCAGCTTTGTAATGCTCTAAACACTCTCGCGTGATTTCGGAATAATCCATATCCGAAATTTCGGTCAAATCGCATTTAGCATTGATGCTGACGTAATCACCGCGGCGCACTGCCTGGGATTGGCACCCTTCTGGATAGAATCCAAGAATCCAAATTTCTTCGATCTCGATCGACTCCGGGGTGCCGGTGTCGTACTCTTTCGGCTGGTAGCTGTAATCGATCTCGAGCTCACAAAACACGCCGAAAATATATCGCTGCGATTGAAGGATCATGCGGCCTCCTTCTGCGGAACGTAATGGGCCAAAATCCATTTGGCTCGGTTTAGCACTTGGCGAGCGTCCTCACGGCGCATCCATTCAGCGCCGCCAAACTCCTCGCTAATGAGTTCCTGGGCATCCGACATTAACGACATGGCCATCATTACCGGACCGGAGAACCGGAACGTAAGACTTTGCTCAACTGCTTCGCGCATTTGGGCAACCGTGCAACCGTAGCAGCTAATTTCTTTTTGCTCTGACATTTTCAAACCTCTCTCTGGTTGGTTGTTTCTCTCAACGCGGATAAGTTTACCGAAGTAAATTACCGCGGTCAAGCGTAGTACGAGAAATATCGTTTCTTGTAGATCGGCACCCCAGCGACTATCTGGAACGGGGACTCGAGGTAACCATAAGCGCTCTGGTGAATCTTCACTCGAGGGCTGCCGCTTTCCATGCTGACCTGGCGGGTAAACGGCTTGCCAATAAACTGCCCAGGAACTGGAGCGCACTCACCGCTCATAAACCCGGTTACTTCGCGCATCTGAGCGACTTCGCAAAGCTCGACCGACTGGCCGTTGATCCCTACGACCTGGTAATACTCAACATTCGTCTGATCGTAACCCCAGGACGTGCGGAAGATCTCACCACCCTTGAGGCCATGGGCGGCATACCGAGCCGCTCTGCGGGCTTTTACGGCGGTCTTGTGAGCCTCTAGACCGCTTACCGTCTCCTCAATTTGTTTGGCCAGGGACTCGGCACTCTTGAATCGGTAGTGCCAGGTCGGTCGGGTAGCCTTACCGGCATACGCGATCGCGTACAACCGACCCTCCTGCTCATGCTGGTAGACCACAAACTTAGTGCCCTCATGGATGTAACTGAGGACATAACCGGCTGGTATGTATCGTTCTTTTTTCATCGTCTTTTACCTCTCTCTGGTGTTGTTTCTCTCAACGACGCTAGTTTACCAAAGTAAAGCCCCAAGTCAAGCGGCCTGGGGAAAATTTAGGTACTCAATTTGCTGGACATATTTGGCGATTTTCTCTTTTGACAAGAAGCTAGGAAAAGCGCCGTTGTGTTTTTCGATCTCCTCGAAAAAGACATACATCACAACCTGGCTTTCGCAGTCTTCTTCCCACCAGGTCGGCTTCTCGCAGTAGCTGCTCGGTATCCCAAGCGCCCAGGCGGGCAGCTGGGCCTGGCGCTCAGGCGAGAGCCAGATACCTCCGTGACCCGCGGTGCTGACCATAACAATGCCAGGGGCGAGCTGTCTTTGATGCTGAACCGGGCCCCAGGGTGTGCTGCTAAATTTCATATCGTTTACCTCTCTCTGGTAGTGTTTGGGTTAAATTTCATCTTCCGTGTATGTGTAATGCGATGCGTCAACAAAAACGTCGCCAAACGCATCATCGTATTGCGATCTGTAAAGACCCTTCTGCTTTAAGCTGCTTAAAATTGCGGCAAATTGATGGCCGTTGATGCCGCTAGTCGAACGAGCGTTATCTAAATAAACCTGGGCCCACCCGCCGTAAGGACAACCTTCGTAGTTGACCATCAAGGCACCTAAAACCTTCGCTTCCAAATTTGTCAGTTTCATTCGTGTTACCTCTCTCTGGTATGTTTTCTATCGACAGGGATAGTTTACCAGGGTAAAGCATCCTGTCAACACCTCTTGCGAAAATAATTTACCGCAGTAAACTGCTTGCCCATGAAACCGCAAGATCTACTCGACCATTACGGAACCCAGGCCAAGATCGCTCGAGCGTTCGGGGTCACAGATGCGGCCGTATTGAAATGGCTGCGCTCTGGGGAGCTCCCAGCACTTAGGGTCTACCAGGCCAAGGAGATGCTGAAAACCGCCCAGAAACGCCAGGCGAAAGCGTGAAAGGTTCTAAAACGACAAAGCCCCAAGCGGGGAGCTGGGGCCTTGACGCGGCAGGGGGGCTGCCATTACGCTTGGGTTGCTATATCAGCGCATCGCGGACGCTACTGGACAACGCCAGTAAAGTCAACCCCGGTGCGCTCGGGGACTCTGGACGGGGCAACAACGCGCAGAAATCCCTCAGATCTAGACCGGGGCGGTGGGCCTCTAGACGCGCAGCGTATTGTCGGGAAGCGCGAACCACACCAGGGCAACCTGGCAAAAGTAGCCGACAGCGGGATGGCTCCAACGGTCATCCAATCCCCGCACGATCTGGATTTAGGCGCTTTCCGTCCGAATCCCGTGCGGGAATCACCAACGGTCATCTCCCTTGTATATCTGCAAACCTCTAGATTCAGAGTATCTAGAGCATTCTAACCATCACCAGAGAGAGGAAAAAAAATGGAATCACTAGACCAACAAGCTTGGGAACGTTGGAAGGCATACCGAATTGCGATACGAAAGCCAATCAAACCGGCGAGTGAAGATGCGGCAAAGTTAAAGCTGCAGCGGTATGGCGCAGACCAGGAAGCAGTTGTCGAACAAAGTATTTCGAATGGGTATCAAGGTCTTTTCGACTTAAAAAAATCGAAACCCGCATTTGGCGAAAAGCCTGTCAAAACTGACAAGCAAGTAGCTGAAGATGCTGCGAGATTTGAATGGATGCAGCGCCAGGCAGAGCAGCACTGGGAAAGCTTGCCGGTTACCCCGTTAAACCGCTTAAAACTGTGTGAAGCGCTATGGGCGCGTTACACGGTCAGCCCAGACGGGTTCACCACCGATCGAATGGAGTGGCTGAAAGACGTTACCCGACGGTACGTCAAGGAGGTCAATGCCAGGGAACTCTTGGGCGAGCCTGGACTGATGATGATGGTGTGGTGTTTTTTCGGGGAACGCGGGGTGAAGTACGTCAAAGAGCGCGCTGAATGACAGACCTTGAGCCCGAGCGAGAAAGAAAATATCGTCCATTGACGAATGAAGAAATCGCTGCGCTGTGGCCCGGACTGACGGTCTGGAATGCAGTGTATGAATTTGCAAGACGTATTGAGAGGGCGCATGGCATCGACGAACGTACCACCGACGAAAAGACGTTGCAGCGAGTGCAAACAGACTTTTGCTGACCCGTCAGCGTTTTATCAGCACAAAAACGTGTCGGGGCGCTGCCGAGATGAAGTGATACTGCGATCGCTGGGTTTTTCGTTTGGTAAAAACGGATGGCTTGGGCCAAGAAAAGATGCGGTACGCAGCAAAACGTGATGTCAACGACAAGATAATTACCGAAGCCCTGCGGAAAGCAGGGTTCGAGGTGCATGATCTGGGACTTGCGGGGCATGGTGTCCCCGACAAATTGGTTACCCGGTTATTGCCGGATCACACGCAATGGTCAGCGTTCGTTGAAATAAAAAGCCCTACCGGGAAACTGCGAGAGGGCCAGGAACTTTGGCGAAACGTGTTTGAACCACGCGGAATGTGGTTTTTAGCGCGCGACCCGGAGGCGATCATTCAGTCGTTGTGGGACAGTTACCAGGCGGCGTTACGGCCGGAGTGGCTCGGCTGACCAATACCCAAAACCCCTGGCCCATGAGCTTGTGGGTTTGCAGCTGGTGAATCTCGAAGACTTTGCAAAGCCGCGGCAACCACCAGGACGCGGGCGCTACGGTTAAATGGGCGTTACGACCATCCGGCAGAGTTTTTATCGCAAGCTGCGTATGGATGGAGATAAATCCTAATTTTGGCATGATGCGATGCAGATCTTGGAGGACCGCATCGATGTATTCGGGTTCGACATGCTCGAGCACGTCGATGCAACACACCAGATCTGCGGCTTGCGCGGGACCATACTCCGGGAAAGCCGGATCGTATGGGAAATAAGGCAAATCGATGCCCGCGGCTTTTAAAACTTTTTGAAGGTTTTTCTTGCCCGCGCCGTAATCAGCGATCGACACAGAGTTATTTGCTCGGATCACCTGGGCCACCAAAGGCGCAAAGGCAATCGAAGCGACCCCGTAGTCGGGGTTCTGGTGAAGGGTTTTTTGTTGCTCGAGATAGTTTTCAGAAATCATATTGCAACCCTAGCACATTCAGCTTACGCTCGGGTTTGACCAAAAAACCGGGACCAAAATGGCATCTCACAAACAAGCCGCCACGTTTGTTAGCGTTTTGCTCCATAGCGCAACAAACGCGCATTTCATGCATTTGCAGACAAAAAGCTACAGCGTTCACCAAGCGCTTGGTGGGTATTACGATGACATCGTGGAAGCCACCGACCGGTGGGCAGAAACTTACCAAGGGCATCACGGGGTAATTGACGATTACCCGCAGACGTTTCACTTGGTTAAAGAACCGATCAATTACATCAAAGAGCTGATCGAATTCGTGGACGAAATGGGTCCGGCGTTACCGAAAGACCCCGATCTCGAAAACATACGCCAGGACATCCGGGCGCTGTTGGCCACGACGCTGTACAAGCTCGAGAACCTCAAATAATGCCTGTCCGGCGTGAACAAGTTGCGGACGCACTGCGTTATTTGCAGGGCAAAGCCGATTTACGCCGACGTTTTGAGGGCGCAATTTCGCTCGACCAACCGACTGACCAGGATGCGGCAGATGTCACGATCGACGTTGCCGCGGGGTTTGTGCCAGGTATCGGTCAGGCCCAAGCAATGCGGGATTTCGAGCGCAGCCGGCGGGAAGGCAACCGGTTGGGGCAACTGCTTGCTACGGTGGGCATGATCCCAGTGGTCGGCGGCATCGGGAAAGCGGCCAAAGCGATTGACAAAGCCCTGGAAACCAAGATGTTCCAGCGGGTCGACACCGAGTACGAGACGCTAAAAAAGGAATATGCCGCACTAAAGGACGCAAAAGGCGGCCGGGTGTTAAACGTCGACACTGCGCGCGAACTATCCCCGGAATATCTGAAAGATCGCACCAAATCCGCAGACGTGCACGAACCCTCGAGCACGTTTATCAAGCGCGTGTACGCCGAGCGCCTCGCCCAACCAACCCCCTCGGGCAAAGCGCCAGTGGTGGTGTTTACCGCAGGGGGCACCGGAGCGGGCAAATCAACCGGCCTTGAGATGCTCGAGAAGGTTGACCCCAATTTTGCGAAGGCCGAGCTGGTGTACGACACCAACATGAACAAGTTTGAATCGGCCAAAACCAAAATTGACCAAGCCTTGGAGTCGGGGCGAGAGGTCAAGATTCTGTACACTTACCGCGATCCCGCAGAAGCACTCAGAAACGGCGCTCTGACCCGCGCGACACGCCAGGAAGGCGAGCACGGATCGGGGCGCACCGTCCCTCTCCAAGAACACGGCAACACCCACATCGGCAGCCGCAAGGTCATGGATGAGCTCAGATCCGCATATGCCAACAATCCGAAAGTTGAATTCTCAGCAATCGACAACAGTCGGGGAAAAGACAAAGCTGTTGCAACGACATTTGAGGATTTACCTCGGTTAAGCGATAATCCAGAGTTAAGAAAGAGGTTGAAAGATGAACTCGAAGCCGCATACCAAGCCGGAGAAATCAGCGAAGCCACCTACCTCGGATTCAAAGACTATTAGTTTCCCGAGCGCACAATCCCTGGCGCAGAGCATGGCCAAGGCTATCAACTTGGGCGTGGCAGCAAAACAACCGGAGCGCAAGTAATGCCAAGCCACAGCGCAAAGCAAGCCAGGACGATGGCCGCGGCGGCCCATGATCCCGCATTCGCCAAACGGATGGGCATCCCGCAAGGCGTGGCCAAAGAGTTCAACCAGGCCGACAAAGGCAAAAAGCTTGCAGAGGCCATGAAGCGCATGCCCAACAAGAAGGACGATACTTGATCGTTTCACAGGCGATCTAAAGTAGAGCGAATCAGATGGCAAAAGGCAAAAAGACGGGTGGGAGACAGGCGGGAACGCCGAATAAAGCCACTCTCGCGGCGCGTGAGGCCATTGCGCGGTTTGTTGATGGTAACGCCGACCGTCTGCAGGGATGGCTCGAGGAGATCGCTGCGGAGAAGGGAGCGGAGGCCGCGTTTCGTTGCTTCACAGATCTTGTCGAGTATCACGTCCCGAAGCTCGCCAGGACCGAGCTCACCGGCCAGGATGGTCAGCCCCTAGTGGTGGAGATCACTCACTTTGCGGATAAAGCTTCCAAATAACTGGACCCCGCGGCCCTATCAACTTGGGGTTTGGAAGTACCTCGAGGGCGGCGGCACTTTGGCAGAGTTGGTGTGGCATCGGCGATCGGGTAAGGATGAGGTCGCGCTGCACTGGGCCGCATGCGCTGCATTCAAGCGAGTAGCAAACTACTGGCACATGCTTCCCGAGTATGCCCAGGCGCGAAAAGCCATCTGGGAAGCGGTCAACCCGCACAGCGGCAAGCGCCGTATCGATGAGGCATTTCCGCTCGAGCTGCGATCGGCGACTCGAGAGCAGGAGATGCAGATCGTGTTTAAGAACGGGTCGACCTGGCAAGTTGTCGGGTCGGATAGCTATAACCGGCTGGTTGGTAGCACCCCTGCTGGGGTGGTGTATTCGGAGTGGGCGCTGACGAACCCTGCAGCCCGCGGCTACTTGCGCCCTATCTTGGCAGAAAACAATGGATGGCAGATTTTTATTACAACTCCGCGCTCGAGGAACCATGCGTATTTGAGCTTTAAAGCCGCGCAGAAGAACCCCGAAGCGTACGCCGAGCGGTTAACCGCGATCGATACGGGCGTGTTTACGGAAGATCGGCTAAACCAGGAGCGCCAGGCATATATCGAGTCATTTGGCGCAGACGAAGGCGAGAGCCTATTTAGCCAAGAGTATTTGTGCAGCTGGGACGCGGCCATCCTCGGCAGCTTTTACGGGCATGAGATCCGTCGAGCGGAGGAGCAGGGTCGAATCCGGCACGTTCCCTATGATCCGCATGTCCCGGTTCATGTCAGCTTTGACATTGGGTATACCGACGACACGTCGATGTGGTTTTACCAGGTAATCCAGGGCGAGATTCACGTCATCGACTTTTACACTGCCTCCGGGCTATCGGTCGCCGCGGTAATTGAGATCCTGCAAAGTAAGCCTTACCGGTATGGCAAGTTTCAGTTACCGCATGATGCGCGCGCAAAGACGTTTGCCTCGGGCGGTAAATCGGTCATTGAGCAGATGGCAGCGCAGCTCGGCATTGGCAGCTTGATGATCGTGCCAAACCTGTCGGTCCAGGATGGCATCCAAGCTGTGCGTCAAATGTTCCCGCGTGTTTACTTCGACTCGGAGAAATGCGACCAAGGCATCGAAGCGCTGCGACAGTATCAACGGGAGTGGGATGAAGATAAAAAGGCATTTCGCTCGACACCGAGACACGATTGGTGTAGTCACCCGGCTGATGCTTTCCGTATGATGGCGGTTGCCTGGCGGGCAGAACCGAAGGCAGAGCCTCGAGCGGACGCAAAAGTGTTGTATGTGGGCCGAGAAAACGAGGTCACGTTAAATGATATGTGGGCCGTGCATGAACGGTCACAGACCAGGAGAATGCGAATATGAGTGGAGTTAACAATCCGTATCGGTATTCCTATGTGGTGGTGAGCGGTTCAGCAACCAGCACATTTGGCAGAACGGCCGATTACGTCCATCACGCGGTAGTAGCAGTGACGACGGCGGTATCGGCGAATGCCAGCCTTTCGGTTGGCGGTGTCACGATTGCCGCCCTCCCAGCTGATACGCCGAAGGGCGTGTATACGATCCCGCTAAACATTGCTACGACGGGCAGCGTCACGGCGACGACCCTCGGTAATGCCACGATCACGGTCGTTGGGCTGTTCACGCCATGAGCAAAGCGGGCCTATACGCCAATATCCTGGCTAAACAGGAGCGGATCAAAGCGGGCTCTGGCGAGCGCATGCGTAAGCCAGGGGAGAAGGGCGCTCCAACCGCGGAGGCGTTTCGGGAGTCTGCGAAGACCGCCAAACCGGAGAACAAAAAGTGAGCGCAGCCTGGCAGCGTAAAGAAGGCAAGAATCCGAAGGGCGGTTTAAACGAAAAGGGCCGCGAATCGTACAAGCGTGAAACGGGTGGCGAGCTCAAGCCTCCCGTAAAGAAGGGCGACAATCCGCGCCGCGCTAGTTTCCTCGCCCGCATGGGCAACATGGCTGGGCCGATGGAAAAGGACGGCAAGCCAACACGCCTCGCTCTTGCGCTTCGTGCTTGGGGAGCCTCGAGCAAAGAAGATGCAAAGGCCAAGGCCAAGTCGATTAGCAAGCGCAACGAATCGAAGGATTAACCCATGGCCGAAATAGTGAGCACCGAAGTCGAACGCTATTTGCGAACAATCGGCACTTACGACAACGAATTTGCCAAATGGCAAGCCCGCGTCAAAAAGCTGATTAAGCGGTATCGCGATGACACTCGCGGGCAAACGGGTAACGAGACGGCGAAGTTCAACATCCTGTGGAGCAACGTCCAGACGTTGATCCCGGCTGTATACGCCAAGCTTCCGAAAGCCGATGTTACGCGCCGCTTTGGTGACAACGATCCGGTCGGGCGAGTTGCGGCTAGGCTGATCGAGCGGGCGATCGACTTTGAAATCGAGCATTACTCCGATTTCCGATCGTCGATGAAATACTGCGTCGAAGATCGATTCCTTGGGGGCCGCGGAACGTGCTGGGTCCGGTATGAACCGCACGTTGCACCCCAGGGCATTGGCGATGACGGCGAACAGATCACGAACGCGATCGAACGTGGCGAAGGCGCACCGCCGAATCTCGAGCAGATCGAATACGAATGCGCTCCGGTCGACTATGTGCATTGGCGCGATTTTGGCCATTCTCAAGGGCGCACTTGGGAAGAAGTGACCCAGGTATGGCGCTGGGTATACATGACTAAGGAAGCCCTCGCGGAACGGTTTGGTGAGGAGATGGCCCGCAAGATCCCGCTGGACCAGGGGCCAGAGCCAATCAACCGCTACAACGACAGCGCTCGATCGTTTAACCGAGCAAAGATCTGCGAGCTTTGGGACAAAGAGACGCTGAAGGTTTATTGGTTTTGCAAAGGAATGGGCGATTTCATCGACGTACGCGATGACCCCCTCGGACTTGAGGGATTCTTCCCTTGCCCAAAACCGCTTTATGCAACGACGACCTCCGACAGCCTGGTGCCGGTCCCCGATTTTGTGCTCTACCAGGATCAAGCCGTCGAGCTGGACATTCTCTCGGATCGCATTGACGGGTTAGTGAAGGCGCTGCGGGTTCGTGGCGTATACGATGCGAGCCAACCCGCGCTGCAGCGTTTAATGACCGAGGGCGATAACAACGCGCTGATCCCGGTCGATAAATGGGCGGCTTTTGGCGAGAAAGGCGGCCTTAAAGGCAGCATTGATTTGTTGCCGATCGATACGATTGCCCAGTGTCTTATTCAGTGCTACCAGGCACGATCAGACATCAAAGGCCAAATCTACGAGATCACGGGCATCAGCGACATTATCCGCGGCCAAAGCATGGCATCGGAAACCGCGACAGCGCAGCAGATTAAAGGCCAGTACGCGGGTTTACGGCTGCGTTCAATGCAGGAAGACGTAGCGCTGTTTGCGACTGAAGTAATCCGACTGAAGGCACAAATTATGTGCCTCAAGTACCAGCCGAAAACGATTCTGGAGTATGCCGCGGCAAACCAGATGAGCCAGGCTGACCAGCAACTAATTCCCCCGGCGCTGCAACTGATGCAGGACCGGCCGTTGCGTAACTTCCGTATCGACATCGCCGCAGATAGCCTGGTGCAAATCGACGAAGCGCAGCTCAAGCAAGAACGCATGGAATTTCTCCAAGCGTTTAGCACTTTTGTGCAGTCAGCGCTGCCGGTGGGTCAGCAAGAGCCGACGCTTGCGCCGCTGATGCTTGATCTTCTCAAGTTTGGGGTCCAGGCGTTTAAGGGCTCGAGGCCGATTGAAGGCCAGATCGACCAGGCTGCCGAGCAGCTCAAGCAGCAGTCGGCAAACCCGCGACCAAACCCGGCGATGGAAGCCGAGCAAGCCCGCAGCCAAATGGAAATGCAAAAGGCTCAAATGACCGCCCAGGGAGAACAGGCCAAGCTCCAGGCGCAGATGCAAGTTGAGCAAATGAAAGCGCAGAACGAGGCGCAGCTCGAGCAGTTACGTCAGCAGTTTGAGGCGCAAATTGAGCAGCAGAAGTTGGCCGCGCAACAGCAAATGGAGAAATACAAAGCTGATTTGGACGCGGCTACGGCCATTATGGTGGCGCGTATCAATGCCAACCCTGGCCTCGATATTCCGCAAATGGAGGCCCAGCAAGCCGTTTCCGAGCGTTTAATGAGCGATATGAGCGCAGATGTACGGGCGCAGCTCGATCGGATCGCACAGTTGTACGAGCAAATGGCCTCCTCGAGCGACGAAAACATGCGAGGCGTACGCGCAGCGCTGACGACGCTGACCGCGCCGAAGCGGATCATTCGCGGCCCAGATGGACGAGCGATCGGAGTGGAAGCGATGCAGCAATCGTTTGCAGAGTTTGAGCCGCCAATGAGGGCGCAATAATGGTGATGACAACCAAAGGCGAAATGGCCGAATCGGCGCTTGAGAAACGCGAAGGCGCAATCGAAAACGACCATGAATTCACGACCTGGGTGGAATACTGGCATGAAGGCGAATTGGTGCATCGATCGGTGCACGTCCGGTTAAAAGAAGCCCCGGCATTGTTTCCAGAATTGGAGAAGATCAATGGCTAATTCACAAGCGATGTGCACGTCTTTTAAGGTCGAGATCTTGGGCGGCGTTCATGCAATCGGGACACCTCCAACTCGGGCAACGACGGCAAAAGACGTTTTCAAGGCCGCGCTTTACCTAGCTACTGGCTCACTTGGGGCGGGTACAACGGCATATAGCGTGACAGATGAGGTATCGGGCGCGGGTTATTCGGCGGGCGGTATCACGGTCAGCAATGCAACCGCGCCGACCTCGAGTGGCACGACCGCTTACTGGACTCCTTCCGCGTCACTGACGTACAGCAACGTTACGTTAACGACGGCTTTCGATGCGGTATTGATTTACAACAGCAGCCAGAGCAACAAGTCGGTTGCGGTATATACGTTCGGTCCGCAGACGGTTACGGCTGGTACGTTCATTCTCACAATGCCGACGAATGATGCGTCGACGGCACTGCTGCGAATCGCGTGATAAGCCGTGGCAAAAGGCCCCTGGAATACAGGCACCTGGGATGACGCGCAATGGGACAGTCTTCCGGTTACGTCTGTCAGCGGTACGGGAGGCATTGGTAGCCTTGGCACCCAGCAATCTGTTGCGCTCACGGGCGAAGCGGCTACGGGCGTGGTCGGTAACGCCGCAGGAAGCATTACTGCGGGCGTTACGGGTGTCACCGCCAGCGGAGCCGTTGGAGACGAAACCCCCGTCATCAGCATTGAGCTCTCCGGGGTTAGTGCCACCGGGTTCGTCGGAGACGAAGGCGAAACGGTCGAAGTCGGCCTCAACGGCGAAAGCGCCACGGGCGAAACGGGATCGGTTATCTACACCCTCCCGGTTGCGCTCACTGGAGTCGAAGCCACTACCGCGATCGGAATCGTCACGCCAGTTATCCAGCCGCCCAGCGTCATTGTCGACACGCACGACGGCGACAACGGCAAAAGACGGCAAAAGCTCTGGGACGAAGAAAAACGACGGCGCGAACGGCGCAAAGAGGAATTAGTAGCAGCTTATGAGCAGCTTTTTGAAGCTAAACCCGCCCTGGCCGAAGCAATCGTCGGGCCGCACCTTACCGCGACAAAAACGAAAGCGGCAGAGCCTACGGTCAACTGGAATGCGTTACTCGAGGACATTGATCGGGTAGAGGCGCTATATCGCGAATATCGCGAAATGGACGATGAGGATGTATTGTTACTGTTATGAAACGAACGTATGTGTTAGTAGACGGGGAGTTTGTAGAGCGGAAACGTGACAAAAACGGCCGCTATCACTACGTTGTACCCGACATTCAGCCGTATAAATCGATGATTGATGGCCGGATGATTAGTTCACGGTCGGAACACCGACGGCATCTCAAAGCTAACAACTGCATTGAGGTAGGTAACGAAGATCCGACCAAGTTCGTGGCCAAGCCAAAACCCAAAAACAACCGGGTAGAAGTGCTACGGCACCAGTTGGCCAATATGACCCATGCCCAGGCAAACAAGCTCCTGGCTCGGTTACGCGACGAAATTCGATTCACCCATGATCCCCACAGGAGACGGTAACGATGGACGTTGAAAACCAAGATGCAGCCCGCGAGCAGGGCGCAGAACAAGCTTTAGATCGCAAAGAGCTGCTCGCCCAACAATTTGATGCCGTAGAGGCGGGCGAAGATCCGACTCCGGCACGGTCGGGGCGCGACGAATCTGGGCGGTTCACAAAAGGCAAAGCGCCGGAAGCTGAAGAACCCGCACCGGAGCCCGTCGAGGAGCCGGTATGGTCAAAGCCGCCCGCGTCTTGGAAGAAGGAATACCATGACGTTTGGGCCAAGGCCGACCCAAAGCTGCGCGAATACGCTTGGCAGCGCGAAGAACAAATGAAAAAGGGTGTAGAGCCCTTGCTGACCAAAGCTCAATTTGCCGACGCAATGAACCAAGCGCTTGAGCCGTATATGCAGACGATTCGCGGCCTTGGTTTGCGCCCGGAACAGGCTGTTGCGGCGCTTGCCCAGGCCGATTTCACGCTCCGCAATGCCCCGCCGGATCAACGGGTACAGTATTTTTACAACCTGGCAAATCAATACGGAATAAACCTGGGCCAGCTCGCGCAGGGGCAGGGCAACATGCCCGCAGCAGCCCCGCAATCGATTGACCCGGTTGTTTACCAGCTGCAAAACGAGCTGAATAACGTCCGCGGCGAGGTAATGGGTTGGAAACAGCAGCAGGAAATGGTGCAAAACCAGCAGCTGCTAAACGAAATCAACAGTTTTTCCTCTAAAGCAGAGCATTTCGAGGAGGCGCGCCCGACAATGATCCAGCTCCTACAGAGTGGAGTTGCGGAAACGCTAGAAGATGCTTATGAAAAGGCTATAAGATTGGATTCGGCGCTGTTTGAGAAAGTGCAAGCCGCCCAACAGGCAGAGATTGCAGCGAAACAGGCAGCCCAAAAAGACCGAGCGGCGAAAACCGCTCGGGCCGCAGCGGTCAGCGTCAGAGGTTCCACACCCGGAACCAACACGGCTCCCAAAGCGCAGAGTCGCCGTGCGCTTCTCGAAGAAGCATTCGACGAGATGCAGTCACGGTTGTAATTAACTGATTAAGGAGAATTGAAAAATGGCATTTGCCAATTCCTCAATCAGCGACATCATTGCGACTAATATTCAAAGCCGTACTGGTGAGCTCGCTGATAACGTGACCAACAACAACGCGCTTCTGCGTCGGTTGAAGGATCGCGGTAACATCAAGAC